CCTGGCAGGGATTGAGATCATGAAGAATACAATAGGAATCAATTAAAGAAATGTCCAAGTTTATAATAATATATTTATCGGTTATATTAATTCCTTTATTTTTAATAGTTGGAAAATGATAGCAGAAACAAACAAGCCAAGATTTAAGCATCTGTTAACCCAATGGTTCCGTAGCTATGATGCTGAAACGTTGGAAAAAATGAAGTATAGAAAGGAAAAATACTTTGATTGTTTACATTTGACATTTCCATGTTGTCCATTTATGGTTGATGAAATAATTGCAGGAAGCCATTGGTTTTATCATGATGGAGAAAAAGGAAGAGTGGTAGAAATTGAAATAACCCATATACGATCAGGTGTTTATTTCTTTATTGATATTAACTCGCCTCATATTGAGGAAATGACAACACTTGATAGCCTTCAGCTTTTTGATATGGAACCGGCTGTTTTCAATGCTCCATATCCAAAGGAGTGTTATACTTTTGAATCTTATCACGGAAAAACAACAATTGTTTATCCTGAATTTAATACAATAGGGCAAAACTAATGAGTGATACAGTACCACAGAAAAAGGTTTATACATCCGAGGAAATAAAACAACTGGAATCTGGAAAACTCAAAGAGGGATTTGTAAGAAGGAGTGGATGTAAAGATGTAAAGTTTCTTTACACGCCAAATCAAAATAAAACAACACAAAATGAGTGATCTAACACAACAACAAGAGGCATTTGCTCAATCAATTGGATCGGGTGAATTTGAGTTTAATTGGATGTCTTACGAGAAGTGTTATTCGACTAAAAACATGTCCAAAAACTCTATCTATGTTGAAGCCTGTAAATTACAACAAAACCCTAAAGTTGCCCTAAGAATTAAAGAGATTCAGGAAGCCACTGTAAAACGCAACCAAGTAACACTTGATGAAGTCCTCAATGAGATGGCTCTTTGGCTTCGTTTTAACACCAAATCTCTCTTTGATGAAAATGGTTGCATGAAGCCCATTCAGGATATGACCGATGAAGAAGCTAGTTCCATTGCAAGTTATGAGTGTGTTGAGATGTTTGAGAATATTGACCGTAAAAAAGAATTGGTTGGTTATCTCAAAAAGGTTCGATTACTTGATAAACGGGCAGTTGCAGAAATGTTCCTCAAAAAGTTCGGTGCCTACATCACTACATTAAAACTCGATGTTGAGGACCTGAGCCACATTAAGGATTTGTTGGATGGAATCAAAAAATAAAACATTATGATAGAATTTTTTAAATTTGCATGTAGTGGATTTTGGATATTCTGCGGGGTATTCAGTTTACTTTCAATGATTCTTTATTTTGGGGTAAATGGAATTTGTAGAATATGGATAAGGTTAATGCGTTTTTTGTCTGTATCGCTTCGTGGTTGGCCTCCTTCTCACTTAGATGCAGATGGTGATTGGAAACCAGAACTAAAAATAAAGTCATGAAAGTAGCGATTATTTTTTCAGAAGGGATAAAGCAAATCAACCTCACTCCCGAAAATGACGATGAAAAACACGCATTGAGATTGATTTCTCCCAATGACAATATTGAGCTTGCTGTTAAATCCGGTTCATTTGGTGAAGAAAAATACAAACCATTCACTGTTGATGTAAACCGGTGCCAGGGGGGTTATTTAAGAGCATTTGAGAGTAAAGAAAGTGTTATGCTTGTGTTGACACCTAAGAAAGAAGTGGTAAAAATTGATGATCCAAGAACCATAGATGAAAGAGTTCATGATTTTGTCACGGCAAACTTATTTTATGAGCAAAACGATCAAATATACACCAACGAATATGCTAGGGGGTATAATGATGGTGTAAGAAAGTATATTGAATCAGAAATAAGTATTAATCATTAAATCATATTATTATGGAAGCCAAGGAAGAATTAATTATAAATACAAACTATTTCCCATTTTTAGTTAGAGACGAAACGTATCAGAGGTTATTTGCGGTTCAAACTGTCCCTGAATTTAAAATATGGTTCAAGGATAAAGAAATAACCGATATTGAGTTGGTTCAGATACTTCAACGGGCAGAATAATATATTGTTAATAAATCAGTAAATCAATCGCTTAATCTCGTTTTTACGGGGATAATGTTAAACATAGAAGATATATGGAAAAGATAATATCAGAAGAAACATATTTGTTGGCAAAAGAAGTTGGGTTTAACTATAGGTCACCTCTATCGGTTCTGATGAAGTGGATTAGGGATACAAAATATATTTACATTGAAATAAATATTATTCCAAACAATAGAAAATACTTTGTAACTATATATCCTTTAAATAGTAATGGTATTACAATTACAAAAACAATAAAGCTAAATAAAAAAGATTGTATTTTGCCTCAGGAATATGAAAATTATGAAATGGCCGTAGAAGAAGGATTAAAGTTTGCAATAAAATATATTACCATTTCTCTGACTTCTTAACCTTCGGTTGATCGTGCATCTCACCATGAACCTTTAAAGCAATAGAATAAGCCAGCGCACAATTAACAGTGCTTCCTTCCCTTGCATCAACTTGACCATCTTCCTTTTTTCTTTCAAGCATTTTAATTTCATCAAATACCGGCAATGGCAGTTCTTTAATCTTATTTGTCTCGATCAAGTCCTTAAGATTGTAATATACTTCACGTCTTGTAGACTGGTTCACTTCAAATCCATACTCACGCTCTCTTTTCTTGTGGATGTTGTCAATTTTCATCCTGGAGTAGATCGATTCATATCTATTGGACCTTGCTTCCCGGATTGCAATGTGTCCTAAGTCTGCTTCTTCGTTGGTTGATTGTCCGTATTCATCCTGAACAGCTACCACTAATTTAGCCATTGAATAGAGAGAAGCTATTTCGAGAGCCTTTTTAGCGGCTTTTACAGGCACTATTTCATTTGATCGGTACATCATCGGGACTGTTTGTGTTAATCGATCATAAGTAAGGATTACCGTGTCTCCACCTCTTTCGCCTTCACTCTTCAATACCAAAACAGTCAAATAGCGGTAATTGTACTGCTTGTTTGGAATATCATACAGCATTGTATCCCCTGAATCGTTCTCTTTGTAGTCTACCGAAAACTTGAAATTCTCGATTCGCGAAGTGAGAATACAACCAACAAAGCCGGAAACATTCTTTTCAAGTCCATTCAAGGCCCATTGTTCGATGAATGTATTTTCTGCAAAGTAGTAGTGATTTATTGCGTAACCTAAATTATCAACGTGTTCGTCGTGACTGGCTCGCGGAAAACCGCAAACCTGGGTAATGGCTTCATCATTCCAATTGCCTTCCATCACCTTTATTCGGTGTGATTCTGCCTTAGGCTTAATAATCTCATGCCTTGCCTTCTTTCCTCCCTGTACAAGTTTAGATTCTTGCTTGCTGTGTTCACCTATTCGCACAAAATTGTAATCAGTTTCAAACTCTATGTAGTCAGCAAGTGGAGATCCTGATGCTTTGGGCTCAATAAATATTCTTCCTTTCTCTTTGTCGAATGTTCCGTTCTTTGCCAGTTCCTTAATAAATGCAAGTAGATCAGGAAGCTTTTTGTAAACGTCCCATGAATCTTTCCAAACTATATTATTGCCATCTTTAGCGATTAGATCAAGTCCTGAAGGGTCGTTTGCTGTATTCTCGGTGAAAGCTCCATCAATCCATAGGTCAAAGATCAAATTATCCCTGTGAGACTTGATGATTTCAAACATACTTGGTTTGATATCCTGTTCTTCCAAGTTAAAAGGCATCTGAAGGTATTGAGTAGTATAAGTCGCGTTTCCACCGGCTGATTTAAGGTTATCCAACACTTCCCGGGGTCTTCTGTTTGGGTCAAGAATGCCATTTGTATAGATTTTTTCAGCTTCTTTTGGTAATACTGTAGTTGAATTGGTTATTTCAGAGGGTAGACAGATATGATAGATTTGAATGTTCTTTTTCAACGTGTACCCGCAAAGGTCATTTTCATGCAATCGTTGAGCAATGATGATATTCAGAAAGCATCTTTCGTTC